CTCAGGCGAAAAGGACCCTACGGTCCAAGCTCTTGGTTTTGGATCTCAGATCTATGGTGCTCGCGCCGATCTGATTATCCTCGACGATGTGGTGATGAACGCGAATGCCCACGAGTGGGAGAAGCAAATTGAATGGCTTCAAAAAGAAGTCATCACCCGTCTGGGACGGCACGGAAAACTGCTTGTAGTAGGAACCCGTGTCGCTCCCATAGATTTATACAAGATGATCCGGGACGGCGGTCAATGGACTGGCGGTAAGAGCCCATTCACCTATATGGCGATGCCAGCGGTGTTGGAGTTCGACGAGAAGCCAGCCAACTGGAAAACCCTCTGGCCCTGGACTGATAGGCCCGAAGGCGACATCGATGAAGCGAATGAACAAGGACTCTACCCCAAGTGGGATGGACCGTCTCTCTTCACTCGACGAAGCGAAGTGGCGCCTTCTGTCTGGGCAATGGTCTACCAACAAGAGGACGTCCAAGAAGATTCGATCTTTGCCCCTGCCTGCATCGCAGGTTCGGTCAACGGAATGCGAAAGCGCGGACCGCTCAAGTCTGGCGCTGCTGGTCACCCAAAGTCTGTTGAAGGCTTTACCGTTATAGGTCTTGACCCAGCAATGGCTGGTGCCACAGGTGCAGTCGTGGCTACCTACAACAAGGTCGACGGCAAGATCTATGTCCTTGACGCGGTCAATATGACCGAGCCTAGCCCACAAAAGATTCGCAACCTGATCGAGGATTGGGTACAGCGATACCGACCACAGGAGTTGCGCATTGAGATCAACGCACACCAGAAAGCATACGCTCTGGACGACGATCTCCGCAATTGGCTCGCTGCTCACGGCTGCTCGCTGGGTTCTCACTTTACTGGTAAGAATAAGTGGGACACTAGTTTTGGTGTCGCTTCTATGGCAATGCTTTTCGGGACTCTTCGTGACGGACGATTCCAAGACAACAACATAATCGAGCTTCCTTCCAACGAAGGATCTGAAGGTCTCAAGACCCTCGTCCAGCAACTGATCACCTGGAAAGCTGACACGAGAAACCCAACCGATACCGTGATGGCTCTCTGGTTTGCTATCATCCGCATCCGCGAGATGATGCAGATGGGGTCACAGGTGTCAAGGTGGATGAACAATCGCTGGACTACTAGACAGCAGAAGGCACAACGAGGGTCTATCAACCTCGAAGAAGCTTTCGCTGAGCAGTGGTCCCAAGTATACGGATAGGAACTATGGCGCTCTCACAGGAACAAATTGCTGCACGTGTGCAGTCGATGCGCTACCGCAGCGCTGACCGCGATGCACGCAACCTTGACGTCCTCGCTGTACGCAAGGGACGAATCGCTGAGGTCTATCCAGACTTCTTCCCAGATGGCGTTGACGCTAACGTCGTAGCAAACTTCATTGACATCGTAGCCCGCGACCTCTCTGAGGTTATGGCTCCGCTACCTGCTGTCAACTGCTCCGCAGCCAACCAGACCTCTGACCGAGCCCGTGCCTTCGCCGATAGGCGCACACGCATCGCCTCAAACTATTTCTCACACTCCGACCTCGCTGTCCAGATGTACTCTGGCGCAGACTGGTACCTAACATACGGTTTCCTCCCATTCGTTATCGAATTGGATGAGGAAGCGAAGATGCCTCGCATCCGCATAGAAAACCCACTGGGTGCTTACCCAGAGTTTGATCGCTATGGACGATGTGTCGCATTCGCAAAGCGGTATATGCTAACACTGGGCGAGCTTGTCTCGATGTTTCCAGAGTTCGAATATGAGCTTCTTGGTAGTGAAGGCTACAAGCAAGACCTTACTGCACAGATAGAGCTCGTTCGATATTACGATTCAGACCAGTCCGTCGTATACCTACCCAACAAGGACAACCTTGTTCTCTCCCGCGCCAAGAACCCGCTTGGCAAGATGATGATTGTGGTAGCTCGCAAGCCATCCGTTGACGGAGAACTGCGTGGTCAGTTCGACGACATCATCGGTATCCAGTTGCTCCGCAACCGATTCGCGCTCCTTGCTATGGAGGCAGCAGAGAAGTCGGTCCAGGCACCCATCGTTCTTCCTCAAGATGTCCAGGAGCTTCCACTTGGTGGCGACGCTATCATCCGTACAGCATCTCCTGCTGCGGTTCGTCGCGTAGAGCTCAACATCCCAGCCGGTGCATTCACCGAGCAGACTCTTCTCAATCAAGAACTTCGTACCGGTGCTCGTTACCCTGAGGGTCGCACCGGAAACATCGACGCGTCAATCGTCACCGGTCAAGGCGTGCAGGCTCTTATGGGTGCATTCGATACCCAAGTCAAGAGCGCACAGGCTATCTTCGCTAGCGCACTGCGCGATGTGATCTCGATTTGCTTTGCCGTCGACGAGCAGATCTTCCCAGAGACCAAGACGATTCGTGGTGTGGATGCTGGTAGCCCATACGAAATTGAGTACAGCCCACGCAAAGATATCAAGGGTGACTACTCGGCAGATGTCCGTTATGGTATGCTTGCCGGTCTCAATCCAGCACAGGGTCTGATCTTTATGCTCCAGGCTCTTGGTGGCGGTTTGATCTCCAAGGATCTGGCAATGCGTGAGCTTCCGTTCACGGTCAACGTGACACAAGAGCTCGAGAAGATTGAGATCGAGAATATGCGCCAAGCGCTTCTTGGATCTCTACAAGCATATACCCAGGCTATCCCACAGATGGCTGCAACGGGTGGAGATGCTTCTAACATCGTACGACAGATCGCATCAGTTATCAAAGCAAGACAAAAGGGACGGGCTTTGGAAGACGCTATTGAGGACATCTTCGCTCCTCAGCAACAGGTTCCTCCTGCCGGAGCTGCCCCTTCTATGGTTGAGCAACCGTCCCCTGCTCCCGCTGAAGCTCCGGTGGGAGGCGCTCCTTCTCCAGTAGAAGCAGCCCCAGCACCAACGCCTGATGTGCAACAAATTTTAGCAAGCCTGACAGGAGCAGGTGGGGCAACAGGTAGAGCCACCACCATCCAGCGACGACCCATCTAGGAGGAGATATGCCACCACGCAAGAAGAAGGCGGCTCCCCGCAAGAAAGTTAGACAGGTCAAGCGAGTACGAACAGTCAAGAATCCGTTCCATAGCAAGCTTGAAGTATACGCTATCTGGCTCAACGAATATTATAATGCGCTTAGAGCAGCAGGTTTTCCTGAAGATATCTGCCTAAGTCTCGTGATGGATAAAGAATCATATCCAGCGTGGGTAAACTTTGAATTACCCAAAGACATAGATGCTAGCAAGTTTACTGACGAAGAGGATGAAGACTAATGGCAGAACTATCCGGAAACAAAATCTCCGGCACTGGCGGAAACGGACAAAGTGGAAGTCAGCCCATTCGCTACATCCCAGATATGAGATCATTAGGCTCGACGGGACAAGAGACTATGGCACAACAAGAAAGCGCTGCAATGTACAAGGAGCCTTCGGTTCCAGCTGCATCACTTCGTGATTTGCTTTCTGATACAGAGGCTCCAGAGGAGCCAATGACAGCAGGTGTCGCATTTGGTCGAGGCCCAGGACCAGAAGCTCTCCCAGCCGACCTCGGTGGTCGCCGTGTAGTTGAGAATACTGAGATTGTCTACAAGTATTTGCCAGCGCTAATGGAGGCAGGTCGCCTCCCAGATGCGCCAGATTCCTACAAGAGTTTCTTGAACTACTTGATGGGCAGTATCAAGTGAGTAGTTTCTCACCCGGTACTATCTTCGATAACGTGGATAAGTTTGCCAACTCTCTCGGTTACGAGAATGCTGGCATCGTGTTGTCGCTCTCGCTGATCCCTTGGGATTCGGTAGAGGACAGGGACGCATTCATCCAGGCTATCACCCAAGAGCTTCCACGAGGCGGGAACAACAGAATTTATAGGAGGAGCTAATGTCTTTATGGCAAGAGTTCCTTGATAACATTGCTAAGCCGGTTGGCCGTACACTCGTCAGGGGTGCTGAATTCGCTGGTGGGAAACTAGCTGATATTATTCCATCTCCTGCAGCAGCAGTGAGCGATATTGTTCTTCCTGCAGCAGTCGATATCGGTGCAACCAAGCCACTTGCTGCCCTAAACCTGACCGAAAAAGCTCGTCAAGGCATAAAGGAAAACATCGAATACGCAGTTCGAGAGCAAGCGATAAGCAACGATATCGTTTTGCAACTTGGTGTCCAAGCTCACGACAAAGTTCTTTCTCCGTATATCACACGTCCGATTGGTACTGTAGCCCTCGTCACGGACACCGACTCACCGCTTTACAGGGCAGAAGAATTTGAAAAAGGTTTTCAGGTCGACGACCTACGCAAAGCATACAACAGAACCGAGAAGATCAGCCTTGGACAGGCCCTCACTAAATCAGATCTTACACCGATCAAAAGCCTTGCTGCTGCAGTATTGCCACTCGGTGGTATCGACATTGAAGAGATCGATCTTTGGAACGACCAAGATGTCCAGAATGCTTTCGTCGAGAATACTGTCGGTCGTTGGTTTACTGGATTTACAGACTTTACTGTCTCCAACGTAGCAATAGCAGCGGTTGGCGGAAGAGCAGCGCTAGCTAGCAAGTTTGCTGCACGCAAGATGGGCTTCTCCACTCGCAACCGGACGACTGAATCAATGGAAAAAGATATCAATGATGGTATTCTTTTTTCTCAAGGATTGGGTGGGCGTCCTACCAATATAGCTGATGATATCGTAAAGATGGCTCTTTCTAAAAATGAGTCAGAGGTTCTAGATATCTATAGAAAGTACAGCAATAACGAAAACGTTATCGGGCCGATTACCAGGGCAAATAACCCTGAGACTGTACGCGATATTCTTCTTGCTGATAAAGGTTATCTTCCAGCATTGGATAGGATGGCACGTCAGGCACCGGCAGACCTATTTGAAATAGCAGATGTAAAGTCTCAACTTGCTGCCCAAGCTACCAAGTCAGTTGCTCCAATTGAGTATTCTCCCGAAGCCTGGGCTAGGATGAATGCGGCATTCGACGATGCTATCAATCGGATACCAGAGTATCGAATTATTAGAGATGCTTTTATTGATCCGAATACCAGAACTCCTTGGATGTATGGCAAAGACTATGCCCCTATGGAGCCAGTCATCGCTTCAAAGGCTTTTAGAACAGCACGCGGGAAGATCCAGGAAATTAGAACTGCTGCAACAACTAGAGATTTCTCTAAACTTGGTGGCATTGAATCAATTATATTGGGCATCCCTAAGGTGTCAACACAGGTTATTCGTTTTGTCGGGACACAAAAGCCACTAGGTTACGTAACATTCTCTGGTAGTCGTCCATTCGATGCCGTCACAGAGTTGAACGCAATATTCGATGATTTGAATTTATTCGTAGACGGTGCTCGACCGCTTACGGTATCGCCAGATGGGAAGACTATTCCGGCTGCTGAGTATAGAGCGCAGGCTGCATCTCGTGTTCTTTCTGCACAAACTGCTATTGAGCGCAAAGCTGCTCTAGAACAGATCGATACAGAGCTTGGTCTGATTATGGCCTACACTAATGGTTTCTTTGCCAAGGACGATATCCTGAATATGATCAAGGATATGCGTGGCACCATCAATAACATTACCGGAAATCTTGGTCAAAAGGGCTATGCGATGGACCATACCGGTATGAGGATTATAACCGATGGTGCTCTAACTCAAAGACAAATTGTTGAGTCATTCCGTTTTTCCCCTTGGAATGAAATCGAACAACAGATGAAACTGCGCGGAGCTGGCAAGGCAAAAATAGCCGGAGCTAGAACTGGCCAAGAAATCAAGGCGCTTTATGAGTCATTCAATAAATGGTGGACGTTTCAAGTATTGGCTGCCCCAAAGTATATTGCAAAGCAATCGTTAGCGGAGCCAATTCTTAGTGCAACTATGGCACACGGTGCGAAATTTGCTCTGGATCTAGCCCCATCTATGACGAAGAACTTTTTGGATAACAATAAAAACAGGGTTATGGAAGTTGCCTCTAAGCTATACAGGGGCAAGGAACTCAGAGCTGTAGACGAAGCGGTAACCAGTCTTACAAAGCAACTAGATCAGGCAAACGGAATCCTTGACGACCTGATCATTCTAGAGAAGCAGTTTACGGATGGCGAGATGTCGCCAAAGGCTACTGCTGAAAACCTTGATCGCGTGAAAAAGGATGTCCGTGCAGCGGAGAGGCTGGTCGAAGACCTAGAGCTCAAGCTTATGGATGCCACAAAACCATTTGGCCAGATGGCAGATGTCCCTACTTTGTCCAACTTGCAGCGCCGTCTTGACTACATTGACGCAAATCTTTCGGGTCCAGAGAAGGCTAAGATAGCATCTCAACTAGCCAATGCACGCTCTGCTCTGGCTAATGCTAGGGGTACTATCGCTACTTTGGTTCCTGATTCGGGCGACCTATTCCGAGCCAACAAGAGAGTTGCCGAGCAGTACGCTGTTATCGACAACATCATCAAGGATCTTGGTGAGAAGCAGTATGAGCGTGCAGTGCTTTGGAATCGATCCGCTAAGTACAAGGAAAGATACTACGGCAAGGGTTACGGAAGCCGGATAATCAACGGACAATGGGTCAACATCGAGGATCTTTTCGATGAGAACCAATTCGGTGCATCCTTCCGTGAGGAGTTTGCTAACTCTCGTACGGCGTCTCAGACATATTTGGGCGACCTTCACGAGGGTATCCGTCAGAGTTTGATTATGCGACGCAGCCCACAAAGCGTCACTCGGTCTAATGATCCTATGTACTTTGAAGAGTTGGCGTATCTAGCCAATCGCGCATTCAGGGGAGACCCTCTTATAGATCAAGTTCTTGAGGGCAAAACATTTGATGAGCTACTTGACTGGTCTACTTCAGACGCAGGGATCAGTTACTATAGGCAATTTGGCATCACAAGTATTGGTTCAATTCCTGATACACTTCGTAATCAGGTTGCCAACGTATACCGATATTTGCCAAATCAAGAAGCTAGGTCTTTAGTTGCTCGTGGGGACGTCAAGTCGACAGAACTTCAGATGGCTTTAGCTAGGGATTATGAGAAACTTCACCCGATCCAGCCACTTGACTTCAACTATGTCGCACTGCCTGAACCAATTCAGAAGCGTGGATCATTTGCATATTTTGATGATATGCTATCCAAGGGTGCTGCTAGCGTGTTCGGTGCATTGACTAGACCAGAGAACCCTATCCGATGGGCGTCTGCGAACCAGTTCTTCCTGGACAATGTTGCTCGCAAAGCAAACGAACTTGGCAGACAAGGCCTAGATGTTGTCGGACTCAATACCATCAACACCCTAAGATCTGCTGCCAGGCGCGAAGCACTACAGGAAAATGAGAAGACTTTCTATACGATCAATAGGCAGAACCGCGCTCTTTACGCGGCACGTATTGGCGCTGCATTTCCAACTGCCACATTGAATGCATTCTACCGCTATGGTAAATTCGCTATCAACAATCCACAGCGAGTGCTATCATTTTTGTATAACTACCAAGCTGCGTTTAGGTCCTTTGGTGTCGACGAGTATGGCAACCAAGTGGATGATCCACTAAAGGCTACCCATCTTGTTGTTCCTGGAACAAAAGAAATGGGATTCTTTGAGGGTCAGGGAATCAGACTCAACGCACGGTCCATTGGATTCTTGTTGAACTTTCCAACCCCATCATTCTACGTTGCTCAAAGCACCAGTGCTATCCTCAAGGATAAGCCTGGAGCCGAAGAAGCTTTGAAGGAAACTATGGGTCAGGCATATGACATAGCGTTTCCATATGGCTTGGCAGAATCATTAGGCAAAGGAATTGTTCCCGCGTGGGCGAGAGATCTTTATAAGTATGCCGTTGGACCGGAGTCCGATAAGGACTACCTTGCTTCTTGGACTTCTATTCATAACTACTATATGACACTTGATGAGATGGGTATAAAGAAGTACCCTGGCGACAAGGCTGTCAGAGATACAACAAGAGTTATGTATGGTCGCAAGTTCCGATATTCTTTTGCTTCGGTATTCGGCGTACCGGCTAAGATCGACAACAGACCTATGCAGATCTTTGACGACTACTATGGTATTCTGGTGAACAAATACATAACCAAGGGAAGCGATGAACAAGAAGCAAAGACCCTTGCCGAGGAAGAATTCCTAAAGAATATAGGAGACAGCTTCCCTCTTGATATGGTCACCTTCAAGGGTACATCAGCACGGGGATACATAGCACCGACGGCTGAGTCCTTTGACCGAGTTTTTGTAAATAACAAAAAACTTGTAGAATCTCTTGTTGATATCGATCCAGAACTTGTTGGTCTTGTTACCCTAGATCTGGACTATGACCCCGATGAGTTCAATCTTACTGCCTACCGCAAGCTACAAGACCCAAACACCAAGCTTCCTGGTGGAGAGTTACTCAACAGTGTTCGCAAGACACCGCAGCAGATTCAAAAGTTGCGCCAGATCAATCGAGCCTGGGGAGCATACAACGATCTCCGGGATAAGCTTGAGGCTATCGCTATCGAGCAAGGCGATACCTGGAGAGAGCGTCAAGATCTACAGGCTGTTCTCAAGAAGGCTGGCAACGAGGATATCCGTAAGATCAGCGAGCAGTGGTGGAAGGAATGGAACGACCCAGAGCGTGGAGATCGATCCTTCCGATACGCACGAGGTCTATACGAAATCGTGAGCAACGAGAAGTTTATGTCTCGCTATGGCAACACCAAACTATGGGATGATGTCAAGCAGTTTATGACACTGCGTATGGTGGCTACCTCATTGAGAGACGAGCTTCCAGCTGGCGACCCAGGCAAGACGCGCATAAGAGATAACTATCAAGCAATCCTAGAGCAAGAGGCGCCAAAGTGGCACCCCAGGCTTAGGGAACTTATCCGACGATACTTTGAAGAAGACACGCTGAAGGCGGTTGAGTAATGCCAAAGAACAAAGAAGATAAAAGCGGTGGCAGTGTCCTAAGCTTTAGTCCAGAGCAATTGGCTGCACTTGCCAGTGTACTGCAGGGCGGTAGCCGTGGAGATCAAGACGGAACGACTTCCCAGACGAATATCATTCGCCTTACCCCCGCAGCAGCACGGCAACTCCTCAGCACCATTGCAACCGATGTTCAGTATGGCGAGAAGTTCTCCAAGGAAGAAATCGACCAGTTCGTCAAGCTTTATAATGAGGCAGCAAACAAGCAGCTTGATACTGTAGTTCGCACCGTCAGGGAGCGAGTCCAGTCTGGTGAGGTAAAGGGTGATGTGTCTAGCACAATTACCAACATCGTCACCAAAGAGTTCCCACAGTTCTTCGATCCAAAGACGTTCACCGAGGATTACATCTGGTCGAAGATCAACTTCGGCAAGGAAGCAACCCTGGGTGCCAAGAGCCTTGAGGCTTTGCAGAGGGCTAGGGCTATTGCCAATGACTATGGCAAGTACCTTATCTCTAACGCTGAACTCCAGGATGCAGCAAAGAGGCTGGCTCGTGGTCAGCTCACCGATGCTCAGTTCAAGGCACAGCTCAATCAGGTAGCGGTTCTGGAGTATCCAGAGTTGGCGGAAACCCTCAAGTCTAACCCGAACTATACGGTTCGTCAGCTCCGAGGCAACAAGATCAATCTGATATCAGACTTACTTGAGATGGATCCTAACGAAATAGAACTAGACAATCCGGTGTTAGAAGCTATAAAGGGGATGTCTATTTCTGACTCTAAGAGATATATCAAGTCGCTTCCGCAAATTGAGGCAACAACAGCAGAGAATGAGAACGCCCGACAGGCTGCTACTTCTCTGGCTCGTGCTATGGGATTCGGAGTATAATGGCTAAGAAAAAGAAAGCAGCCCCTCGCACCGGAGATCTACTATCTTCGATGATGGCAGCAAGGCCAGCTGAGATGGATGTTGCCGGAACACCTACCCCGACTCAGACTCCAGCATCTGTACCATCTCGAACAACCCCTGCTGCAAACACTAGCCTTACTGCGACAGAGCTTGCTATGTTCGGCGTTCCCGCCGCTATGGCTGCTGCTCCAGCCCGTACCGCCACTACCGCTGCCGTGACGGCTGCCACTACTGCAGCAACAACTGCTGCCGTAACAACTCCAGTCACTGTAATCCCTGGACCTGGTGGTCTTCCTGTTGGCGGTGAGCGCACTCTCGCGGCAGATACATTTGCCAACACATTGGCTCTGCTTATCGGCGCAGAAGAAGCCAGCAAGGACTATGTAAAGAAGCTCTTTGCCCTAGCTGCCCCATACTACCGAAGCGGTTCTACCGTTGATGAGGCTATGAACCTAGCACTTCGTGAGGCACAACAGACCAACGTTATCCCAGAGTTTACCCGTCGATTCCGAGCCATCAAGGCGCTAGAAGAGAAGCGACGAGCAGGCATCCCAGTAGAGGTGCCAACTATTGCAGAGTTCGTCAAGGCACAAGAAGGACTTGCCGATGTGCTTCGCACGGCAGGGCTAACTGATCTTGCCAACGAAGATTTCCTCAACGATGTGATGGCAACTGGCAAGTCTGTCAGAGAGTCTACCTCCATCATCAGCAACGTATTCAACGCAATCGACTTGGCACCAGAGCCAGTCAAGGCAGAGATCCGACGATCACTTCCATTCGCAGACCGCAACACACTCGCCAAGGCTATCCTTACCGGCGAGAAAGGTCTGAAGGAACTTGAGCAGACACGAGTCCGATCTGAAGTCCAAGCTGCTGCACGTCAGGCTGGCGTAAGCATAGCAGATGCTGCAGCCCAGGAACTAGCCAACGCAGGCTTTACCTTCAGGACATCTGTGCCGAAGTTCGGACAAGTCAAGCAAGCGTCTGAGCGTGGTACGTTCCTTACTAGCCTCACCGGAGAAGCACCTGTTACGCAACAGCAGGCAGTCGGTGCTATCTTCAATCAGGCAGCAGACCAACTCGAAACACTTGGCAAGATCGAAGAGAAAGAACGACTTCGATTCCAAGGACGTAGCGGTGCGGTCAAGCTAGCCTCGCAAGCAAGAGGACGCAGCGGAGCGTTCTAACTAGAATCCCCCGTGGACCAACCGGCCCCACGTGGTGTATAGACCGGTAGTAGGAGCCAGCTCGTTTCCCCGAACGATGTCTGTGGCCTACGATCAACTAACAAGAAAGGGTGGTTGCTATGAGCAACAACTACTGGGACGACGAAGACGATGACCTAGATACACCAGAGCAGTTTAGCGACAGCAGTGACTTGGTAAAAAAGTTACGCAAAGCTAAGCGATCTGATGAAAAGCGTATCAAGGAACTCACTGAGCAGCTTGAGAATTTGTCCAAGGTGCAGCGTGAGCGAACCGTCAAAGAAGTTCTAGAACGGAAGGGTGTCAACCAAAAGGCTGCACGCCTTGTACTCAAGGATCTGGACGACGTCAACGAGGAGTCAGTTTCTAACTGGCTCGATGATAACGCCGACCTCTTTGGGTTGAAGGTAGATGAGCCTAAGTCAGCAATCTCGGAAACGGATCGAGCAGCATTACGCCAGCAAGATATCGTTACCCAGAGTGCGGTTACGCCTGACCGAGCAGAAGATTTTGAGATGCGCCTCAACAATGCCGAATCGGCAGAGGAGCTTATCAACTTCCTGCGATCTCAATCCTAACCGTTCATAGTCATAGGAGACTAAATTGGCATACACTGACACATCGGGATCCTCCCTAGGAGGTACCGTAGGCGGTGCAGGTCTAGTTCAGAAGGCGTATGATCGCCTCCTCGAATTCGCTCTCCGTTCAGAACCACTCATTCGTTCTGTTGCGGACAAGCGTCCTGCTCGTCAAGCTTTCCCAGGTTCAACCGTCGTCTTGCAGCGATACGTTGATCTCGCACAGGCTACAACGCCTTTGACCGAGACAACTGATCCAGACGCAGTTGCACTCTCAACACCAACATCGGTTACCATCACTCTTCAAGAGTACGGCAACCCAGTCCTCGTTACCCGCGCACTCGAGCTCTTCTCGCTTGCTGATGTCGACCCAGCGATTGCAAACATTGTTGCATACAACCTCGCTGACTCAATCGACGCAGTTGCGATGACGACCCTCGGTGGCGGAACAAACGTCCTCTACGGTGGCAACGCAACAGCGACTGCAAACGTAGATGCATCTGACACCATTGATTCTGCAGACATCCGTCGTGCAGTTGCTAAGCTCCGTGCAAACAAGGCTAAGGCTCGTCGTGGGTCTTACTACTGGGCTGGTATCCACCCAGAGGTATCACACGATCTTCGTGCTGAGTCCGGTAACCTCGGATGGAACTTCGTCCACGCACAGAGCAACCCAGCCGTCAACAACATCTGGGCTGGCGAGATCGGCGACTACGAGGGTGCATTCTTCGTAGAGTCACCACGTCTGTACAACGCCAAGGTCGGCGCTGATCAGACTCCTCTTGCAACCACCGCTGTCACCGTTGCTGGTACTTCCGGAGGCTTCACCGTTGGTGTTGCTTCTTCGGCAGTCATCGCAACTCGTGCTGAGGTTGGCGACAAGATTACTGCAGTTGGTATGGGAACTGGCGCGAAGATCACTTCGATTGCTAGCTCTGGCAACAATGTCATCTTCACCGTTGACGTTGCTAACACCACAGCGGTAGCAACAACTGCTGCCGTTCAGGTTACTCCAGTAACCCGCGTATTCGATACGATTCTCTGCGGACAGCAGGCACTTGCCGAGGCTGTAGCCGAAGAGCCACACATCGTTATCGGTAACGTCACTGATAAGTTGATGCGCTTCCGTCCAATCGGGTGGTACGGCGTTCTCGGCTTTGCCCGTTATCGTGAGGAAGCACTCTTCCGCATCGAGACTGGTTCTTCAATCGCTGCTCTCTAGTTGATTGACTGGTGGGCTAGGGCAACCTAGCCTACTGGTAAGTTCACTAGAAAGGGACTTCAAATGGCAGAATGGCTTTTCAAAACACCGACGGTGGAAGAAGGTCCCGCTGGAACACATAGGTTGTTTCAGTTCTACAAGCTTGATCGGGGACTGACAATTGTTCTCAAGCCAACGGGTGGCTACGCACAGATTAGATACCCGGAGGATGAGGCGCTAGAAACCTATCCGGTTGTATACCGAGGTGGGTATGAGTATGTGGTGGACGATGGCACCAAGGCAGCGCTGATTGCAGGCGGTGTCGGTGTGACAGAGGAGAACTTTACAGAAGTATGAAGCACTGGGAAGCCCATCCAGAGTTTGTTGAGGGGTGCTTTGGATGCAAAGGCTTGACCCTCAGTATGAACGCCGGTGATGCTGACAGTCGTAGGGTTATGACTAACAAGGCATTCAATCGGGAGCTAGAAGCATACAAGGAAGCTAGAGAGCAGGGAATCCAGCCATCTGGTACCAGTATGAAAAAGATAGAAGAGGCAGTAAAAGCATCAGAGACATTGGGCAGGGCATACGATGCCCAGAAGATGCCTCCGGCAAAACACATCAATAAAAAATCAGCAGAGGTAATGAAAGAACTGGGAGTATAACAATGCCAATGGTAAATGGAAAGAAGTTCCCATACACCGCTAAGGGCAAGAAGGCTGCTAAGTCTTATGCTATGGGAGAGAAGATGGAATCCAAGGCTGAGAAGCGTATGGAGATGAAGAAGGGCGCCAAGAAGATGGTTGCCAAGAAGATGGCCAAGAGAATGAAGAAGAAGTAATGCCAGTCAAAAAGGTTATCAAGAGAGTCGGGACCATCCTACGCGAGGTCCGCGATCTTCCAACCGCTCAGGGTACCAGTATGGTGGCATCTGATGAGTACCGCGCCAAGAGTCCTTCGACTGAGGCTAAGCTCAAGCAGAACATCAATATGGCTAGCAAGAACTTGGATCGTCAACTGAGTGAAGTTGCAGCAGCAGTCCTTCGCGGTGAGCGAGGAACCTCCTCTGCAGAGATCGGCAAGTTCGGCGAGTACAAGAAGGGCAAGCCAAGAAAATGAAGAAGAAGGCAGCAGCCAAGAAGGTTGCCAAGGTTATGCGAGAGTTCAAGGCTGGCACGCTTCACGCTGGTCGTGACCCTAAGGGTCCTAAGAAGGCTCCCATCGTAAAGAACCGCAAGCAAGCTGTGGCAATTGCCCTTAGTCAAGCAGGGATGGCAAAGAAGCGTGGAAAGAAAAAGTAAGAAGGATCCCCGTCTAGCACGGGCTGGCGTTTCCGGGTTCAACAAGCCAAAGCGCACACCTAACCACCCGACCAAGTCACACGTTGTTGTGGCTAAGTCCGGGGATCAGGTCAAGACCATCCGCTTCGGTGAGCAAGGCGCCAAGACTGCCGGTGCTCCCAAGGCTGGCGAGTCTGAGCGTATGAAGAAGAAGCGAGCATCCTTCAAAGCACGTCATTCCAAGAACATTGCCAAGGGCAAGATGAGTGCTGCTTACTGGGCTGATAAGGTGAAGTGGTAATGGCATACACAAAGCCAGCACTTCGTGAGTCTATCAAGAAGCGCATCCTCGCAGGCACAAAGGGCGGCAAGGCAGGTCAATGGTCTGCCCGAAAGGCACAGCTTGTCGCTCAAGCCTACGAGAAGGCTGGTGGTGGGTACAGCGGATCCAAAACCAGCAAGCAAAAGTCTCTTTCTAAGTGGACAAAGGAAGAGTGGGGAACGAAGTCAGGTAAGCCTAGCACTCAAGGCTCTAAGGCTACCGGCGAAAGATACCTTCCCAAGAAAGCACGTGAGGCATTGTCTGCCTCTGAGTACGCTAAGACTTCTGCCAAGAAGAGGGAAGATCTCAAGAAGGGCAAGCAGTTTTCCAAGCAACCAAAGTCTATAGCAAAGAAAGCAGCAAGGTTTAGATAATGGCAACAGGCACAGCAGGTACTTCGTTTACTAGCGAGCTCAACAGGCTCGCCAATGGTGGCACTTACCCAGCCATCTCGGCATACCTCTCCCCCAACAAGGCAGCCAATGTATACGCCAACACCTCTGGCTTATCAATGATCGGTGCCTTGAATAAGAAAGCAGATGCCAATCGTCAGCCGAAAGACTACAAGGCTCTTGGCGGAATCTGTAATGAACTTGCCGGAACAACCGGACTCTCCCCATCTGATGCCCTAAGGAGCATAAATCTATGAGTGCTACACTAGGCACGATGATCGATGAGACTCTCATCAACCTTGCTGGATATACCATCAACCAGGATCGTAGCACCTACCTCACGGCTGCCGTTACTGCTCTCACTTCGCCATCTTCCAACCCAACCATCCTCAGCCTGCACTCTACCGACAACCTTGGTAAGGGAATCATTGAGGTCGATACGGAGTTGATGTGGGTAGACTCGTTTGACCGTATTGCTAACACGGCAACGATTGCGCCATATGGTAGGGGGTACCTTGGGACTACAGCTAGCACACACGGTGTCGATGCGAAGGTTACCATTTCCCCTACCTTCCCACGCTCTGCCGTTACCAAGGCTATCAACGATACCGTCGGCGCTATGGGAAGTGCTATCAGCGCTGTGAAGCAGACCACATTCACCTGGAATGCAGCCGTCAATACCTATGGCTTCAATGGCCTCAACATCGAAAACATCCTTCGTATGATGTGGCAAGATGTCGGCCCAACCGAAGAGTGGATCAATATCCGTCGTTGGGACTTCGACCCATTCGCAGACTCCACAACCTGGGGTGCCAATGCTCAGACCGTCACTATCTATGACTATATCACCGCTGGTCGTACAGTCAAGGTAATGTATGGCACAGAGCCATCAACAATGTCCAGTGAGTCAGATGTCTTCACGACCACCACTGGCTTGCCAGCATCCTGCCGAGATGTCGTAACTCTTGGTGCAGCATACAGACTTATCTCCTACCTCGACCCTGCTCGAGTATCGCAGACCAGCCCACAGGCTGACGAGATCGATTCTCGCCGACCATTCGGATCCTCTGCAAGTATTACCCGACAACTCTTTGCCCTCTATAACCAAAGGCTTACTGAAGAGACATCGCGTCAGCAAGCTCAATTCCCCCCACGCGTTCACTACGTCCGATAGGAACCTGAATGACAACACGCCAATACTCCTCCCGTTCTCAGCAGTCGACACTGACAGGTTCAGTGACTTCTGGTGCGAGCTCCATTACAGTCGTCTCGGGTACGGCACTCCTTGGTGGTGTCACTATCCCAGCAGGACGAACCTTCACCCTTGTTATCGATCCCGACACAGCCCTTGAGGAGATTGTCGATGCGACGCTTGTCTCCACAAATACGTTTACGATCACTCGTGGTATCGACGGTTCTACTGGTCAAAACCACTCAGCTGGTGCGGTTGTTCGCCATATGGCTATCGGTAGAGATTATCGTGATGCTAACCTTCACGCAGAAGCTGATGCCTCTTACAACGATGGCAGTGGTAATGCTCACACAATGCACGGCATTGGTGCTGGAGAAGGCGTTGTCGTCGGTACTGACAAGACTCAAACGCTAACCCAGAAGACTCTCACTGCCCCAACCATCAACGGTGGCACCATCGCCGGAGCCGTGACGGTATCTGCTACCGCTACAGTGTCAGGGCATATCGTCGTCTCGGGTGGTTCTATCACTGGTCTCTCCTCGGCAGGTATGGTTACTAGCTCGGCTACCCCAAAGGACTATGTAGACGCATTCTTTGGTCCATTGACTAACGCTCAAACCTCAGCTGCTTCTGCAGCCTTGTCGGCTAGCCAAGCTGCTACAAGTGCCGCTAGCGCCTCTGTAAGCGCCATAGCAGCCTCTACAAGCGCAGCCAGTGCTTCCGTATCCCAGATAGCAGCAAACACCTCTGCAATCGCTG